ATTTGTGTATAATAAGTTGAAGCAGTTCCAAATCTATAACCACCAACAGGAAGTGGAGGTCTTTCTGCAATTATAAATGTCGCTGTTGTTGTGTGTTCCATTTCTATTCTGATTTAAAGGTTTGTTTTTTAGTTTTGGCTAAATAGTAAAGCTCTGCGTATTCTTGCATTGCTATCAACGCTTGTGACCTATCAATGATACCATCATAATCAGTATACTTGTTTAGTATTTCTTCTTTTGAACCAAGTAATATTATTTCTTTTTGTTCCTCATCCATTCTATTCTGATTTAAAGGTTTCGTTGTAGTATTGTTCTGGTTGATAACATTGAGAACCATAATCATTGCTCCCTTGATTATAAGCATCCATTATCTGCTCTTCAAACATTTTATTGGCTTGTTCAATTATTGGTTCATCCATTTGAATTGTTAATCCAGTTAGTTTATTTATTTCTTTAACTAACCATTCTACTGCTGTTTTCATATCTTACTTTTAATTACTAATTTTAATTCTCCGTTTATTTCTCGTTCTACGCTATCGTGAATAACATCTAAATATTCTTGTCTAAATTCTACTTCGTGCCATTTATCTGCCGTTAGAATGCTTTTCTTTTGGTTGTGGTACGTTTCTATTCCCGAGCTAATTAACGCGCTTAAATCGCTTAAAATAGATATTAAATCGCCTTTCTCTGTCCACTCGAACGTAACTGTAACTTGCTTTGTCCGTTTTTTCTTAATTTGCCAGTTCATTTTGTGTAATTTATTATAGCGTCTAAATAATCATTGTATAGCTTTTCGTTGAAGGAACCGCTTTTATCTTCAGGACAAATTTTAGTTACCCATTTGCGCTTTAAATAAGCTACGTTAGGACGGTGTGGAAAATACGTGTTAACCATGTTTTTAATTTTTGAGTTCATCTCTTTTAGTTTTAGAAATTAATACTAAAGATAAACATAATACGCCAGCTGCTAATAATAAATAGCTTTCGTAGTTAGCACCCAACAAAATAATTATTGAGTTAATTAAAATTCCTGTTTGTTTTTTCATAATGCTTGTTTAAATGTGCGTTACCAAGTCGCACCCCTTGTTTTTATTATTATGCTATTTTAAAAATAGGACACATTGAATATTTACCTAACAAATAAACAAATTCCTCTCCATTGTAAACGTTTACTTTTTTACGTACAATTTCGCCTTGAATAATTGCAATTACAAAATTTCCTTTTCTCTCAATTACTTTTGCAGTCCATACACAATTAGAATCGCAAATTGAAGTAGCTTTTAAAATTGTATTTTTTTCAATTGTTTTCATATCCTTTGTTTTTAATTATAGACCAAAATTAATATAAAAATTTAATATAACAAACTTTTTAGTATTTTTTTTTAATATTTTTTTTTGAGCATAAAAAAACCCCTACCGAAATAGGGGTCAATCATAAATTAAACAAAGCATCGTATGAAATGCGTACAAATATAAATAATTATTTTCCTACTTTGAAACGCCTTAAAATAAATTTTACTATTCTTTTAGCAATTACCTTCCAAAGTGCGCCTTGGGCATCGACTTTCACCTCGACACCGTCGGGCGTCTTTTTAATATCTATATCAATGTTTTTAGAATCTAAATTAAATTCTTTGTTTATTTCGTCACGTACTATTTTAATGTCTACGTTCTTTGTGTCAATGTCTACTTTTAAGCTCGTTCCGTCTTTTTCTAAATTTAGATCGAAGTTATCCGTATCTATTTTAACTGTTTTTTTCTTTGCCATAATTATTTATTTTGTCCAACGTGCAGCAGTGCCACGAACGTCGTAATGTATCCACGTGCTATATATTCCTAAACCGCCCTGTTTCATTTTACCAGCAGCTATTAACTTTTCAATTATTACCGCTACTTGTTTAGGCGTGTAACCTTCAATCTTAAGATCAGCAGCTTCACCCGTAATATGTCTTGATTGAGTAGCGCCGCCTATTTTCTTATTAAAAGACGGATCACGATAGCCGCTTGTTATCTTAATAGGCTTTTTTACCTCATCACGTAAAACTTGTAAGTTCTTCGCAAGTTCTTGAATGTTACGTAAAATAGTTTCAGTAAGCGGAAAATTGTGCTTATTGAACTCGTTTAAATTAAAATTGTTAGTTAGCTTCATAAATTATTTTTTCGCTAATTTACGGCTTTTATTTTCAACTACGGCTACCGTGTCATTTTTTACACTTGGTAAAGGTGGTTGCCTTTCTTCGATAGGCTTTCTATTGTAGTATTCGTTTTTATCTAAGCAGTTGTACAAGCGGTCTTTTACGTCTTGTACTTCAAAATGTGTGTACGCAAGCCATAACGCTAAAACTCCGATAGCGCCTTGCTTTTTTATAACTTCAATAAATTGTGTAACTGGTATCATTTTCATAATTAATTTTCAAATGGTGGTGGTGTTGTTTTAGGTTCGTAAGGAATTAACTCAAGGTCTTTAATCCAATCAAAAGACGGAAAAATATTTTGTTCTATTTCTTCGATAGATATTATCCAATTATCGTAAAGGTCTTGAATAGGATTAAAGTACGAATCATAGTCATATAATTGTCCTAATAATTCGTCTTTTTGTAATTCTGTAAGTAACCCTACATAGGTTAACTTTTGTTCTTTTGTTAAATCTGTTAGTTTCATATATTAAATATTTCTTGATAAGGCTGTTTGAAATGCTTGTACCGCTGTATAAAAGTTAGCCGCTTCGGTGTCTGTTAAGCCATCGTGGATAGCGTCAAAAGCGTGTTGTCTACCTGCATAAAAATTAGGGTTTCCATTATCATTTAAAGCTCCGATAAAAACAGTTCTTGCACCTAATGTTCCAGCTCCAGTAGTGCCACTTGCAAAAACACTATTATTTTTAAACCCTTTAACTAAAGACGCACTTGTTCTATTTACTTGCCAAAAACCTTTTGCATCAGTATTTGCATTTGAAATAAAAGTATTTCCTATTCCAAAATAAGCCACGTTCGTAAGGTTAGCACCTATATATCTCAAGTCAGGAGCAAAAACCCCAATATCAGCACCGCTTGTTGTGTTCGTTCTTAAATAAGTTGATAAACCAAAATCATTTGCAGATGTAAATAAGTTAGTTGCAAACCCCGTATTTCCATAGCCATTTATTCCAGGGGTGTATCCATTTGCATCGTGTGTTTGCCCACCATTCCAAGTAATTTGATATTGTGCTGTATTCTTTAAATTATAAGAATGACTACTCGCAGAACCCCCTACAAATGGATACAAAGCCTTCATTTTAGTCCATATAGAATAACCTTTCAAGTCAACTACCAATGTATTAATTGCCGCTTGTTGAGTAGGGTCTGTTATTGCAGCCGCTGTTATGAATGCTTGTGCATCTGGGTCAGTTGTAACACCTACAATATCAGTTAAACCCGCCCAACTATCAGCGTGAATGTCACCCCAGCCTATTGCATTATTTGCACCTTGTCCCCAGCCTATATTATTATTTGAAGCACCGTCGCCCCATCCATTTGCATTTGCCATTTTCTAAGTTGTTATGTCTCCAGATAAAACCCACTCGTTAGTATCTATCTTTATTAACGTTGCTTGTGCGTATTGTGCCAAAAGTTTATTTTTTCCTCCATTACTTCGCATTGTTACCGTAGCGGTTGGCGCTATTGTAGTTTGCCCCGTTCCGTACTGAATTATAATAATTTCCGTTCCTATTGGAAACGCATGACTTGTATTAGTAGGTATTCTTAAATCGTTAGCGCTGTTATTATCTACTTTAATAATTTTGTTCGCATCTGCTAAAACTAAGTTGTTTAAAGTCGAAGAATAAGTATTAATATTTTTAGTTACTATTTCAGCACCCGTAATATACTTACTTGCAAAAGTACCACCCCCAGCATCTTGTGCAATTGCAAAACGATCCGAAGCAACTAAATTACTTCCTTTCGCTGTTAACTGACTTATCTTTACGTTCGCCATTTTGCTTGTTTAAATACATTAATAATTTCTTTATATTTTCGTCTTTTGGTTTGTACTTCTTCATAAACACCAGGGACTGTAGTTATTATTTGTATCCGGGTACATATCCCCGTTTGAATTACTATTGTATTCCGGGAACAAGTCGTTGTTAAATGCTATATAATCAATAAACCTTTCAGTGTAATGCTGTGCAATAGAACGCTCTTTTTCTATTAAGAAATCAATTTCTACCTTTTCAACGTTCGTAGCGTTTTCAGAATTGTGTTTATACACCCCTTTATTCGCTATTGTGTAAGCTGCAAAGGGTAAATATTCAACCATAGCCCAATGTATTAGCATCGGCTTAACGTAGTTAACAACAAGCGCTAAATAATTACCCGTCAAATCTTCGTCTACAATATCTTGTTTAATTTTTTCGAGTAAATCAGTACCCAAGTAGTTTTGTATGTGAATGTCTTGCGCTATTTTGACGTACTGAATAAAATTGTCAGTGTCTACGTTACCGTTCATTGCAGTGAACTTTACAACGTCTTGTCGTGTTATTAGTAGTGCTTCCATATCAATAAATTCCGTATTTATTTAATCTTTTACCTGTATATTGCATAGAAGCATATGCTTGCGATATATTTAAATCTTTAGCACATTCAATAATACTATTGTATGCCTTATTAGTATAACTACAATAAACTTTTTTCTTTGTTTTTTCAATAGCTAATATAGGTTTAAACCCTTTCATTCTTTCTTTTATTTTTAAAACATTTTCATTAGAATGTTTTTTACCTGAAAAACCTCCTGTATAAGTATATGTATCCATATGATTTAAACCGTTTTGCATTGAATCATAATATTTTATATAAAAACTTTCCATTCTGTTTTTTTCATATGAATCTTCAGATAAAAATAATACTTCTAACAAATGATTATCAAACCCATGTTTTCTAATGGAAGAATATAGTTTTAAGTTTTTATTTTTTGATCTATATTTATGTTCTATCATTCTTCTATGAATATTTGAAGATTGACCAATATAAATTTTACCTGTTGGACTTATTAATTTATATACTCCTGAATCTGCCATTTTATTTTACGTCTGAAGGTAAATTTTTATTTCTCGGACTGAACCCTTTTAACGGTAAGTTGTTAGGGTAAATTGAAACTTCATAAGGATTCGTTATTTTGTATCCTTTTATTTCGGCTGCCCGTGTCCCTATTTTTTCGTAACCCTTTTCAATAGCGTTTAAATCTAACATGAAAGTAACTCTTTCAAATTTATGGTGGCATCTCGCACCGCCTTTAAACTTGAAAATGTCATAAGTATTTGCGCCAAATTCACCGAATCCAGGATTGACCGCCCGTCTACTCATTTCGTCTATATCTTCTTTTCTAAACAACCTTTCGCTTTTACTCATCATTGCTTTGCAGAAATCACGGTCTGGCGCTTTGTTACCCGTGTATCTGTAACGAACTTTAAAGTATTTCAAATCACCAACTTTTTTGTCTTGTGCGCTCTTTAATTTAGGTTTCGGACTACCAGTTTGCACCAAGTTAATTAAGCGGCTTAAAAGCGTTGAATTGCTACTTAAATCTAATTCTTTATTTATTAGTTCTAAATCTAATTCTTCTTCGTTGTCGCTTACCTCTCTTTCGTCTACTATTACCCAATCTTCTTCTAATTGGTTGGCGTCAACTTCTGCAAGTATTTCTTCTAATTCCGTCTTTGCTTTGCTTAATTCCGTACCCGTTTCTTCAGCTACTTGTTCTTCAGTTTGTGCGTTTTCTAAATCTACGAACTCCAAAGGCTGTAACGTTTTAAAGAATAATTTTAAAGTAATTCCGTTATAACCTAAAATTTTATCAAAGGCTTCTATTATTTGATCCTGAATAGGCTTAATTACCATGTTATCAAATAGAATTGAAGCGTTCTTTAACTCATCAGCATTCGAGCTAAATCCATTTGCCGAACCTAATCCAAATAAAAGTGGCGAAGTAACGTTATGCGCTAACATAATTTTCTTTACGCATTCCTCACTTAATGAATTATACAAGTCTGGAGCATCGTTAACTGGCATTGTGTCAACCGTTGTTTTGCTTTCTTGGTTATTATTAAATCCTATAATAACCTTTTCGCCACGCGGCCCAGTTAATTGACTTTTTACTTTTCCCGTAATAATTTGTTGTTGTTCTTCAGTTGGAACGCCATTATTAAAGTTAATTACAACCCGTCCAGCGAAGCCTTTTTGAACTTCGTTAATTAGGTAATCAGCAATTTCTTCTTCTAACTTTGCATAAGGTAAACCGCCTTGATAATCAGGCAAAGCGTAATATTTCATTCCTACCGCATACGGCTTTGAATAAAGAATTTCTATTTGTTCGTTTGAATATCCGAAAGCTGGTATTCTTTTAGGTGCGTATTTTTTTACGTCCAACCAATTATCTGAATAATAATAACCTTCTATTTCACCGTCCTTATTACACTTTTCAGCACGTAATAAATTCACTGGTATATGATATGCTTTTAAAATTCTTTTGTGGTCTTGTGAATAATGTATTTGCATTGCAAATTGACCAAACATTTTTCTATCCAGTACTATTTTACGAATACAATCAGCATGAAATAAAGCCATCATTTGAGCGTACTCATTTGGCTTTTTACTTGCATCTAACGCACTCAACCCACGACCGTAAATTAATCTATTTACATTATTAATTACAGATGAATTAGTTGTTGAATTAACGTACCTATCAATGATAAACTGAAAGTAATTATTGTCTTCGCCAAATTCTACCCAAGCATCTCGTTTTGATTCTTGAATTATTGGCGTTGTATATGTACTTAATTCTAAAACGTGTATATTATTCATAAACTATAAATTCATTCGTGGTATTATTAGCCGTATATTGGTTTTTGTTCACTGTAAAGGTATTAACATTTTGATTAGTACAAAATATCCTATCTTTATAAACTACGACCGCACCGTTAATAAATACCAAATCGTAAAAATGATTTTCTACTAAATTAAATGCAGCTTCAAACGTATCGTAATAGTCGCCTTCCGTGTGAGTGTAAGTATCTATTTCAGTTGTTACGTTCGTTTGGTCATCCGTAATAGCTACGTAATCAAAATCTTTACTTCGTGGAATAAACACGAAGGATTGGTCATTTGTTGAAGTAGTTAGAATAATCATATACTATTAACTTAAAAAGTACAAAATTGTCCTTAAAACAAAAAACCCTTACCGAAGTAAGGGTTAATTGTATGCAAGTATATGAAGGAAATTAAGCAGTAACTATTGTTGCATCAGTACCAGTTCCATCTTCAAACAAAGTTTTTAACCCAGCTTCATCTGTTACGTCAAGGAAATTAGCAGGTGAAACTTCCATTGCTTCGAAAGTTAGGTTGTATCCATTGAAATCACCTAAAGCCGAACCTGAAGAAACAGTTCCCGCTGTTACGTCAGCGCCTTGTGTAAGTCCCATCAAAAAGAATTGGTCAGTCATTGTTCTAACAACGATTCTTGGTCTACCGTAAGCAAGTAGTTTAACGTTTTTATGCGTTGTAACGTCTTGTCTTTTTAATTGGATAGTAAGTGTTTGTTGAAAGAAAGTAGTACCGTTGTCACGGCTTGAATTGATTGTAGTTTCAAAACTGTTAGCTCCTTTCAATTCGTATTTATATAGATTCAAAGCACTTGCGGGTGTCCAGTCTGTAATTAAATCCGTGTCCGTTGCATCG